AAAAACATCAGCACTTTGCAAGCATGATCAGCAAAGAAGGGAGGATCATTTCAGCAGATGACCATCGCATCAAAGATATTGTCAATCTAGGAGTAACCCAATCTGAGGTAGCAGAGGCAATAACAACTGCCAAGGAAACTCGGCTCAAGGCATCAAGCCCAACCCCAATTAATGCAGGCTATGTTCTGGCCATACTCAAAGGATTACGAAAGAAGCAAGAAGCCGGCAGCCCAGAAGAGGGTATTTGGTGGAAAACCCATGAAGGAATAGATACCAAAGGAAGAGAGCTGGGGATGAAGGCCCAAGGGGCAGAAAACTATGACACCTTCAAGACTCGGATCTTTGCAGAGCTACGTAAGCGCCAAGAGGCCATGGAGAACCCCCATGCAGACTAGCCAAGGTAACGCAGTTATTGCTGGAGTGATAGAGAGACTGGATATGGAAGATTTTCCAATTGGGTCAAAAGTAAAAACACCTAGTGGGCGCGTAGGCACTGTTGTTAAGCATCGAGGAGCCCAAAGCCGACATGATTTATTTCAAAGAATCATTATTGAGTTTGATGAACCGCTAGGAGATTCTGTAGCACTACAACCTTATCTTCTAGTGCGTATATAAACCCCATGATTGAAAACAATCAAAAGAAATCAAAGGGAGGGGCAAGACCCGGGGCAGGACGTAAAACTGGCAGCCTAACAAAACGAACCCGCCAAATTGCAGAGGCAGTAGCAAGCCAAGGAGTATCTCCGCTAGAGGTCATGCTTAAAGTGATGCACCAGTTATATGAAGAAGCGGGCAGCATGATAGAGGTAGATCAGATTGATGGAGCAGATAAGGCAGATAAGGTAGATAAGGCAGATAAGGCATTAGCAGCAGAAGCCCGTATTAAGCTTTTAAACATGGCAGCTACCGTTGGTAGGCACGCAGCCCCTTACGTACATCCACGCCTATCGGCAATTGAGCACACCGGCAAAGATGGGGCACCTCTACAAAGTGGCGTTTTAGTAGTACCCAGCACTATGAGCGTAGATGAGTGGGAGCAAGCAGCCCAGCCCAAGCACTAGCAGATGAAAGCCATCTGGACGCCATTACCCGGAAGTCAAACCCTTTTTCTCACTTGCCCCATTTACGAAGTATTACTAGAAGGTACTAGAGGCGGAGGTAAAACCGATACCTTATTAATGAGCTATGCCCAACATGTAGGAAGAGGCTATGGGGATCATTGGCGCGGCACACTCTTTCGATTGACTTACCCACAATTGGCAGACGTAGTGGCCAAGAGTAAGCGCTGGTTCTATCAAATTTTCCCGGGTGCCAAGTTCAATGAATCTGATTACGTCTGGAAGTGGCCCACAGGAGAGATGCTGTACTTTCGGTATGGAGCAAACGAGGATGACTACTGGAATTATCACGGCCACGAGTATCCATTTTTGGCGTTCGAAGAGCTAACTAACTGGCGCAACCTTTCATTTTACGAAGCAATGCTTTCAACCTGCCGCTCATCCCATCCCGGAATGCCCAGAATGGTAAGAGCTACTTGCAATCCCTTTGGAGTAGGGCACGCCTCTGTAAAAGAACGCTTTCAGATTAATTCAGTACCAGCAGGGCAAGTCATACGACAAGAAGGTGCGCTGCCTAGAGTACGTATTCATTCAACGATTTATGAGAATGTGCACCTACTCAAAAACGACCCTAATTACCTCACTAGCCTTGAGTCCTTGAGTGATCCTAACCGTCGTAGAGCGTGGTTAGAAGGAGATTGGGATATTCACGTAGGCAGTTTCTTAGAGGGCGTCTGGCAACCCTCTAAGCATGTTGTAGAACCCTTTGCTATTCCACCAACATGGAAAGTATGGCGATCAATGGACTGGGGATATGCCCGCCCATATGCGGTGTATTGGTTTGCCTTATCCAATGACGGGGTCTATTACCTATGGAGGGAGTTGTATGGCTATGGAGATAAAGAAAATACGGGAACCAGAGAAGATGCCACCGTAGTCGCTGAGAAGATCAAGAAGATTGAAATACATGATCAACGCCTAGGATATGAATACCGCATGAACCTGGCAGACCCATCAATCTTCTCCAAAATAGGAGCAGAGCGATCAATAGGGCAAATCTTTAGAGATAAAGGCGTTAAATGGATAGAGGCCTACAACGCCCCCAGAAGTAGAGTAAACGGCGCACAAGAAATCATCCGCCTACTAGCAGAAGACAGACTAAAGATCTTCTCTACCTGCAAGCATTGGCTCAGAACCATCCCCCAGTTACCGCCTGACTCACTTAACCCAGAAGATGTAGATACTGACGCCGAGGATCATGCCTGGGATGCGACTAGGTATGGAGTGATGAGGGCCAGGAGAAGCGAGTAAGCAATTGAACTGAAAAATTACATCAGTCTGTAGAGTCATTCGTTTTGTCTGCAATTTCAGCAAACTTAGCTGCCATTGTTGGATTCTGATGCGTAAGCTTTTGGATGCTTAGACCCTCAGCCTTGTTGTTTGAAAGACGAAGATTACTGGCTGATTTATGGAGTGCTTCTTTGGTTTTTTCAAGATTCTTGATAGCATCATCAATACGCTTAACGGCCTCCTCAAAACCATCTGAGGCCAGCCTATAATTTCGCCCAAAGCTTGTTTTAAAGTCAGTAAGATGCTCTTCAAAATTCGTTATATCAATATTTTGGGCCCTTATTAAAGCTAGCTCAGTTTTGTATGCCATGGACTTCAAAGAAGCATTTCTCAGCAGTGAAATAATGGGTATAAAGAACTGAGGGCGTACCACATACATCTTGGGATATTTATGGGAAACGTCTACGATGCCTTCGTTATAGAGGTCGCTGTCTGTTTCGAGCAAAGTGACCAACACAGCGTATTCACATCCTTTTTCTGTTCTATCCTTATCAAGCTCTTTAAAAAAGTCCTCGTTCTTTTTCTTGTTAACCGTATGGTCATTTTCATTTTTCATCTCAAACATGATAGAAACGATTTCTAAATCATCATCGTTTCTATCCTTGAAGATGTAGTCACCCTTACTTCCAGTACGAGCATCATTATCTTTTTCAAAAAGAGCGCGCGGGAAAGCCGCCGAGCGGATTCTATTAAATTGGTTTTCACAGTGCAGCTCAAGTGATTCCCCAACCATCTTGGTAGATAACCGTGCTTTCATCTCACTTAAGCGCTCAATTTCACTGTCGCGATCCTTAATCTGGGTTTGAAATTTGTCCTCAAGGGATTTCTCAGAGAGTTGCTTTCCGAGCTCCGCTAGCGCTAGGCTGTTTTTTAGTTCATCACGCTCCTTTTCAACGGCACTAAGAGCCTCAGTCATTTCAAGCTTTTTAGATATCTCAAAAGTATCAATCCTAGCTCTTAGACCCTGAATCTCTGCTTCATTTTTAGCGGATTCTATGAGGGATTCGCTCAATGCTTTGCTTGTTATCAGCGCAACAGCATTATCTTTATCTTTCGAGGCAAGCTCCAGCCTGTCGTGCAGTTGCTTATCAAAATCACTATCACGCACCTGCTTAAGAATATCCGCATAACTAACCTCATCAATTTTGAAAGCGGTAGCGCAATGGGGGCAAATGATTTCGTGCATGTTCTGTATCCTAATAAAACGTATTTAAGCTATGGCGAGCTAAAGAAGCATGATAGATGCTGTGTACATCTTCTTTAGTTATAAAGGGGTAAAAACATCAGGGATAATAAAAGACTAGAAATATCTTCAAGTGAGATCCCTAGTCTCGCTAATATAGAGCAGCAGGGTGAGTAGATTAATCCTTCCCCAAGGCAATTTTTAAGTATTGATCGGTACTGTCTTGCGCCTGTAACCATGCCTTGTAATCAGCTGGCAGTTTTGAGATTAATTCACCCTTATGTTTGCCAAATGGCATAACAGTCGGAACTCGAGCTAATTGACTTTGACTCCACAGTTCTTCCATTGAAGTAACGCCAAGCTTTGCACAAATGTGCTCAAGAATAGCTGAGCAAATACCCACATGTTGATTTCTATAAAAGTATTAACGTTTTATCATTCTAACAGTGAGATCGAGAATCTTCTTAATGAATTTTTGATTGTTTTCCTTCCATAAAAATTCAATTTAAATCCCGGCGTTACAGGTTTTTCTTTATAAATGATGGGTGCAAACTAGCAACCAAGACTCCCAAGCCCTCCAACAAAAGTGGACCGCTCGCATCACTCATGCGCGCGCTCACTGGGCAACCTTCCATCAGCGGGTAAAGCACAACCGCAATACTGTAGCTGGCTTTAATTGGAATGCCGACCCAACAGGCAAAGACTTCTATAGCCTAAGAGCCAACCTCATACACGGCACCATCTCAGCTGTCTTACCCAACGTCTATGCCCGTAACCCAGAAATCTCAACAACACCAACCCACTCGGGCGCGGATATTAAGCTGTTCTGTAAAACGTTAGAGAAAGTCACCAACAGAGCGCTAGACCATGCACAGCTAAAAAACAGAGCAAAGTCCACTGTAAGGGCAGCGCTTACTTGTAGCTTTGGCATTCTGAAGGTGATGTATCAAAGAGATCCTAGTAAAGACGGATACATTCAAGGACGCATCAATGATGCTCAAGAAAACCTTTTAGCTATTCATGAGCTGGAGAAAGATCTTCAAGGCACTGATCAACATACTGAGCAACGTACTAAGCAACATACTAAGCAAGCCCATGATCATGATGCCAAGAGAGCAGAACTTGAAGAGCTGATTAAATCACTGCAAGAGCAGTCTGAGGTGCAATCTGCTGAGGGCTTAGTAATTGACAGAGTCCTTACAGAAAACCTCCTCATTGATCCCTCCATCTGTGAGTTTTGGGATTACACCGATGCTGATTGGATCTGCCAAATCATTCCGATGAAGCGAAGCCAAGCAGAAGCCCTTTATAAAAAGAACCTTGCAAACGCCAAGATTTACCAAGCAAGCCAAGATGGCCCCTCGCATAAAAAAGCCAAGCGCCTAGCCTCAATGCAACTAGAGGCAGGATCAGCCCCAGTCAGTGATGATCAACAAATAGCAGTACTAGAGATCTGGGATAGGGCAACGCAGCGTGTCTACACCATGGTAGAGGGCGCGACTGAGTGGTTGCGTGAACCGTATTCACCACCAAAAGTAGGAGAGCGCTGGTATCCATTCTTCCTATTACCTTACCAAGTAGTGGATGGTCAATTTATTGGCCCAAGCCTAGTAGACCTTACGGAGCGCTTACAAGATGAGCACAACGAAGCGAGGGATCGATTCAATCAACATCGGGATCTATGCATACCAGGATGGGTAGCTTCAGCTGACATTAATGAGAAAACCATCAAAAAGCATATGGATGCCAGATTTGGCGAAATCACCATAGTTGATACCGAAGGCAAACCTTTAAATCAAGTGATTATTCCCAGAGGTCACCCCAAGATTGACCCCATCGTTTATGACACCAGCGCAGTACGCTATGACTGGGAGCAAGTCACCGGCCTTCAAGATGCGGCGCGCTCTACAGTAGTCAGACCAAAGACTGCAACCGAAGCCAATATTTTGCAAAGAGCCTTATCAGGGCGCGTGTTTGAGTTCAAAGATCAGATAGAGGATTGGCTGCAAGAGATCGCCCAATACAGTGCCCAAGTGCTTTTGCAAGAACTGACTAAAGAACAGGTAGAGCGCTATATGGGAGCGCCAATAATAAAAACCACCATGGTTGATGGAAAGCTCATCACTAGCCAAGAGAAGACCTACGATTGGCCCAGCCTCTCTAAAGAAAAGATCTTTGACATGGTAGATCTGCGTATTCGTGCGGGCACTACAGGTGCACCCGATGGCATAGAAGAAAAAGAGGGCTGGCTAAAGCTATTGCCCATGATTACAAATCTATCAATACAAATGCAAAACCTACAAGCTAGAGGAATGGATTACGAACATATCCGTAATCTCCTACGGGAGACCCTCTTGCGGTATGACGACCGTATCGATTCAAATCTATTTATACCGAATATTGAAAAACAAGTAGAGGGATATGCGGATATTTCTCATGACAGGGAGATCAATAGGCATTGGCAAGTCGAGCAAACAGGGCAACCAGGGCAAGCAGAGCAAACAGAGCAAACAGAGCAGCAGAGGCAAAGCAGCAATCAACATTCAACACAGGAGACGGCAGATGACGCATGAAGTAAAGCGCTTTAGTACAGGAGTAATGAGTAATGGTGGAGCCATACAGCAGATACAAGAGCGCGAAGCCAAGAGAGAGCATGAACATAAGGAGCGCTTAAAAAAGGAAGCGGAAGATAAGCATCTTTCAGAAGCCACGGCAAAGCGTAATAAGGACCGAGAAGAGCGCGCCATTGAACAAGCTGAGCGAAATAGAGTAAGACAAGCTATAGAAGATGAGAAACAAAAACAAATCATTGAGAAATTTGCTAGAGCCGAAGAAGAAAGACAGAAGGCAATTGCAATCAAGGAAGCAGCACGTTTAGTTCGGCAGCAAGACCTAGAAAGGAAGTTGGCAGAGAAAAAAGCAATCGATGATGCACAGCAGGCTGCAGCTGAAGTGGCCATTCAATTAGCATTGCAGCTAAAAATAGACAGTCAAAACAAAGCCAAAAGACTATTGGATGACTTAAGTGAGGCGCAGAGCACATCTACGATCGAAAGCACACGAGAGCTAATAGAGCCTGAGCGTACAGAAGATGCTGTGCGAGGGAAGGATATAGAGGGGCCAGAGGAGCACCTATTGCAAGCAACCAAGGGCGAAGTCCATGTTCCGATATCGATGCCAGCTACCCAAGAAAAAACAGCCACAGCAGCTGCCTATGACCTTGACGAACTATTACCAGCGCCAGTTGAACTGACTGCCCAGGCTTTGCCGGAAACAGCAGTTCATGTAGAGAGCGGGAAAGAGCTTATTGACCGTATTTTGCAGACCAACGCTAAAGCGCCTGAAGATGAGGAAAAACTGACTCAAACAAGCCGTAGCGAAAATCGCTTTCAGAAGATCGCCAACGCAAACCGTGAACTAAAAACAGAAAACGAAACGCTTAAAGAAAAACTAGAAAAGCTATTAGATGTGGTGCACAGCTATGAAGTAGAAGGAGAGTTGATCGGAA